TACCGGAGGCAATTTAAAGCCTCCGGTCAAGTCAGGTGATAACCCTCGTCGGGCCTCCTTTTTAGCAAGGATGGGCGCAATGCCTGGGCCGGAACAAAAGAACGGGGAACCGACGCGTCTTTTGCTCTCCCTCAACGCATGGGGTGCTTCGTCCAAAGCAGACGCGCGGGCCAAAGCCCGTGCTATTTCGGTGAGGAACAAGGCGCGTAAATGAGGCCTATTTCGATTGGAAGCAATCCGACTGCTGCCACCGCTACGACTCTGTATACGGTGCCGAAGGGCTATTACGCCAGTCTGGTGCGCATCCACGCGACTAACGCCACCGCCAGCAACAAACACATCACTGTTAGTTGGTATGACAGCAGCGCGGCAACGACATATAACTTGCTTTTTGAGTATACAGTTACGTCAAAAACCTACATAGATTTAGATTCTGGCACTATCGCGGTTTTGGAAGAAAACGACACATTGTCGGTTACCACCGAAACAGGCGCTACCTATGCGGTAGTTGTGACTTTTGAAATTGAAGGGAACCAGCGGGCATGAGCACCACTTACCTAGACGCGGTTAACGATGTTCTGGTGCGCCTGCGTGAAGTGCAGGTATCCAGCCTTTCTGAAACAACCTATTCCGCGCTTATTGGCAAATTTGTCAACGACGCCAAACGGCAAGTTGAAGATGCCTATGGTTGGAATGTCCTTACGACAACGATCCCTATCTCTACGGTGTCCGGCACGTCATCCTACACGGTTACGGGTGCGGGGCAGAAGTTTCAAGTCAAGGACGTGATTAACGCCACCAGCTATACGACGCTCATCAACGTGACATTTGCGATGATGAACCGTTACCTGAATTTCCCCGCAACGCCCGGAACCGGAATCCCGAATTACTACGCCTTCAATGGTGTCGATAATTCGACATACGATGCCAAAGTAAGCGTATTTCCGGTGCCGGACGGCGTGTATTCGCTACGGTTTAGTCTTGTGGTGCCGCAAGCGGCGCTAACCAACGCCACGGACGTGATTCAAGTGCCCGCCGAGCTGGTCGTGCAAAATGCCTATGCGCGAGCGTTGGTTGAGCGCGGCGAGGACGGTGGGCTTAGCAGTTCTGAAGCCTATCAGCTCTACCGGTCTATGCTGTCAGATTACATCGCACTGGAAGGCACACGCTTTCCGGAAGAAGGTCAGTTTGTCGCTATTTAAGGCCGATTGAATGTCGCAGACCATACAGGTATACACGACCGCTGCGCCGGGGTTTTTTGGGCTAAATACCCAAGATTCTCCGCTGGATTTGGCCGCCGGTTTTGCTTTGGTGGCGAACAACTGTGTGATCGACCAATACGGGCGCATCGGCTCGCGTAAGGGCTACACCAGGCTCAATTCTTCCAGCGGTAATTTGGGCGCCAACGATGTGGGCGTCATGCACGAACTGGTGCAGTCGGACGGCACATTGACCGTGGTATTCGCGGGCAATAATAAACTGTTCAAACTTGACGGTAGCAATGCCGTAGTCGAGCTGACCTACGGCGGTGGCGGCACAACGCCGACTATCACCGCGAGCAACTGGCAGTGCGCCTCGCTCAATGGCATCGTCTATTTCTTTCAGTCCGGTCACGATCCGCTGATTTACGATCCCGCCGTCAGCACCACGACCTATCGACGCGTATCAGAAAAAACGGGTTACGTCGCCACTGTGCCGAGCGCCAATATCGTCTTGAGCGCGTATGGCCGTCTGTGGGCTGCGAATACCGCAACAGATAAGACCACGATATATTTCTCCGATCTGACGGCGGGGCATGTCTGGTCTACCGGCACGGCGGGGAGTCTCGATGTCAGCCGCGTATGGGCCAAAGGCTCAGACGAAATTACCGGTTTGGCCTCGCACAATGGTTTCCTGTTCATCTTTGGCAAACAGCAGATTCTGGTCTACGCCAACGCCACCAGCCCGGCCAATATTACTTTGAATGACACCGTGGTCGGCACCGGATGTTTGTCGCGTGACAGCATCCAGCCGATTGCGACTGATGTTATTTTCCTGTCGAATACCGGCGTGCGCTCGTTGTTGCGCACTATTTCGGAAAAGTCCTTGCCGTTCCGCGATCTGTCGAAAAATGTTCGTAATGATCTAATGAACCTTGTCGCCAGTGAGGATGTATCTACAATCAAGTCTATATTTTCCGAACGCAATGCTTTCTATCTGCTGAACCTCCCGGCGTCAAAAAAGACGTATTGCTTCGATACGCGGGGGCAGCTCGAAGATGGATCGTCACGCGTTACGACATGGGATTCGATCGAACCGACTTCGCTGCTATCGCTTCGTAACGGCGACCTGCTATTCGGCAAAAACGGCTACGTCACCAAGTATTACAACTACCAGGATAATACATCCAGTTACCGGATGCAGTATTACACCAACCACGCCGACCTCGGAAATCCGTCGCAAACGTCGGTGTTGAAGCGACTAGGCATCGTGGTGATTGGTGGCAGCAACCAGTATGTCACGTTCAAATGGTGCTTTGATTTTTCAAACAACTACCTATCAGCCAATGCGTTTATACCCACGCAAGGCGTTTCCTACTATGGGGTAGCAGAATACGGCGCCAACAGCAGCCCGCTGGCGCAATACTCGGATGGGGTAGCATTGCAAACGCTGGTGGTCAGCGCCAGCGGTGCGGGTAAAGTGGTGCAGACAGGCTATGAGGCCGATATCAACGCGGCGCAGCTGTCCTTCCAGAAAATTGAGATTCAAGCCAAAAATGGCAAGTTTACGTAAGGGCACGTTATGTCAAATTATGTGAAAAGCACCAACTTTGCGACCAAAGACAATTTGTCATCCGGCGATCCGCTGAAAATTGTCAAAGGCACCGAGATCAACACGGAATACGACAATATCGCCACGGCGATTGCTACCAAAGCCGATTTGGCGTCGCCTACGTTCACCGGCACCGTGATTATGTCCACGGCAACGATTGCCACCGCAAATATTTCCGCTGGAACGATCACCGGCATTACCGATCTGACCGTTGCCGACGGTGGCACGGGCGCGTCTACCGCCGCCAATGCTCGGACAAATCTCGGCGCTGCGGCGTCGGGGGCTAATTCTGACATTACGGCGTTGTCCGGCCTGACCACAGCGTTGTCGGTAGCTCAAGGTGGCACGGGCGCTGCATCCGCAACGGCCTATGCAGTTCAGTGTGGCGGCACAACATCCACCGCTGCGCATCAGTCTGTCGCTTCGTTGGGCACTGCCGGTCAAGTTTTAACCAGTAACGGCGCCGGCGCGTTGCCGACATTTCAAACAGTGTCTAGCATTACCCAAAGCACCGCGCAAGCCACTACGAGCGGAACAAGCATAGATTTTACGAGCATACCATCCACCGCTAAACGGATCACAATCCTGTTCGACGGTGTGTCTACAAATGGCACCTCCAACGTAATGGTTCAACTTGGAACATCAAGCGGGGTTGAGGCAACGGGCTATTCTGGTTCGGTCGATTTTGTAGAGGATAACGCTGGTGGAACTACATTTTCGACGGGGTTTTTGGCCGACAGAGCATTAGGCGCCAGTGATGTAAGAACTGGCCCCATGACTATCTCTGCTTTCGGGTCGAATAAATGGGTCGAGTCATCCACTCTGTCCAACGCCGCAACCGCTTTGCTTCTAGGTGCTGGGGTTAAAACGCTCAGCGGAACGCTTGATCGTATCCGCATAACCACAGTGAACGGCACTGATGTATTTGATGCCGGCAGCGTCAACATACTCTATGAATAACAGCATGATCGCGCATCATTTTGCCAGCGGGCTATACGCCAAAGAAACGCATGTGCCGGCGGGTATGGCACTGCTTAAGCACACGCACAACTATACTCATTTGAGTATATTGGCGCAGGGTAAGGTTGCCGTATTGCGCGGCACTGAAATTGACATTATTACCGCCCCCGCTTGCATCGAAATCGAAGCGGGTATGGTGCATGGCGTCAAAGCGATTACCGATTGCGTATGGTTTTGTATCCATGCCACTGATGAAACCGATCCCGCAAAGATCGACGAAGTATTGATTAAAGGAGTTTGATATGCCGGTATCGTGGATGCTTCCCGCCGCCATAGGTGGCTCAGCCTTACTAGGCTTTATGGGTAGTCAAAGTGCCGCCGATGCGGCGTCTAGTGCTGCCGGCACATCTGCTGAAGCCCAACTTGCCGCCGCTCGTATCGCTGCCGAAGAATCGCGGTTTCGTCCGGTAGGCATCACAACGCGTTTCGGGCAGTCTAGCTTTACGACCGGCCCCGATGGCCGTGTCAGCGGCGCCGGGTATACGCTATCGCCGGAATTGAAGGCCATGCAAGACCGCATTATGGGTCTGACCGGCCAAGGGCTGACCGAAGCCGAAGCGGCGCAAGGCCGCTATGCACCGCTGACCGGTGCGGCGCAAGGATTGTTCAACTTGGGCGCTGGCTACCTGGCTCAATCACCGGAACAAGCCGCCGCTCAATGGATGCAAAAACAGCAGGATTTGCTGGCCCCCTCGCGTGAACGGCAATACGCGGGCTTACAGAACCAGCTATTTCAAACAGGGCGCGGCGGTCTATCCGTAGGCGCAACCGGCACTCGTCCGGGCGGTGGCGCCGGCCTCGGCGCGGCTAATCCCGAGATGGAAGCCTATTACAACGCGCTGGCGCAACAAGACGCGGCGCTGGCGGGTCAGGCGCAGCAGATGGGCCAGCAGCAGACCGCTTTTGGCGCGGGGCTATTCGGCACCGGCGCGGGGCTGCTCGGTCAATATACTAGCGGCCTGACCGGCGCGTATTCGCCGTTCCAAACGGGGCTTGGCACCGCGCAGAGTATCGAGCAGCTCGGTCAGAATCCGTTGGATGTAGGCGCTGCATTGGGTGGGCGCAACGTCAATACAGCCGGCGCGAACGCGCTACTGCAAGGTGGAATACGCGCCGCGCAGACCATTCAAGGCGCTGCGGGCTACAGTCCTACGGGTGGATTGTTATCCGGCCTCGGTAGCGCGGTCAGTGAAAATATTCCCTCACTGACCAACCTGTATAACCGGTATCAAACGGGGCAGCAACTTAGCAATCAATACGGTGCGGGTAACGTATACGGCCTCGGTGGTGGTGGAGTTTTTCCGACACCAGCGCCGTTTAGCGCCAATTACGATTATTAGGGGATAAAGCATGGCAGAGAGCGCAATCGCCGGACTGTTTCAAACACCGGAAATGTATCAGCAGGCGCGACAACAAGCGCAGCAACAGCAGCAACAGCAACTGGCGGCGCAATACGCGCAGATGGCCCCCATGCAGCGCGCGGCATACGGGTCGTTTATGACCGGCCAGCAGCTCGGCGCGGGCCTCGGCCAACTGCTCGGCGCTGAAGACCCGCAACTGCGCATGATTACTCAACAGCAGCAAATTCTGCGGCAGGTCGACCCCAACAATCCCGATTCGCTGGCTAAAGGCGCGCAGATGGCCGCGCAGATGGGTAACAACAATCTGGCGTCGATGCTGGCTACGCGTGCGCGTGAGGCGGCGGCGAATTTGGCGCTTATTCAGCAACGGACGGAAGAAAAGAAAACGCCCGAACAGCGTAACGCCGAGGCTATATCAAACTTGCAGCAACAAATCGCCTCCATTTCGGCGCTGTCCGAAGACACGCCTGGACGCGCAGCAGCTCTACAATCGTTTACCGGACAGCTCACTACCTTGCAAGGGCTGACAGCTAAAGCACCGCCGGCGCAGTCTGAAAAAATACGTTTAGCTAAAGAATTGGCAACGCTGACAGGGTTTCCCGAAGGTTCACCGGAATACAACACCGAATACGCGAAGGCGCTTAACCGGTTGGCATTGGGCGAGGACAAATCGGCACGTTTCGGTGTCGAACGTGAAGCGATCGCAATGGAATTGTATGGCAAGCCGGTCGCGCAGCTAAGCCAAACAGAAATCGCGGCGGTCAACAAACGCGCGGAACAGTCCGCCGCCGGTAAAGCGCCAAAAATTGAAGTAAACATACCGGGCGTCAAAGAAGTTAAAGATGTGCCGGGCTTGCGGTCAGCCATCATTGCTACGGTCAAACCGTTTAGGGAGATCGTCAATACAACTGACCAAGCGTTGCAAGCCGTAGATGACTCGATAAAAGAGGGAAACTACATTTCATTTAACGCAGCGCGGTCGCAGTTAGCCAAAGCCTTGTCCGGTAGCGATGTGAGCTACAAGGAAATAAAAGGCGCGGGCGGTGATCCATCTATTCTCGGAGGCTTACTGGACACAACATCCACAATGTTTACCGGAACGCCCACACTCGATACGCAAGCGAAAATCAAAAAGACTCTACAAGCCATGCGTTCGGTTGCGCTCAAAAAAGGCAACGCCGAAATTGAAGCGCAACGTAAGCTGGCCGAGCGGTCGGGTTTTAAATCAGAGGATTTTGCAGTCGCGTCTGATATACCCGAATTTAGGGCGCCGGTTGTTGGCGGCGGTAAAACAAGGACATTATCCAGTGGTAAAGTGGTAACGGTAATAGATTAAGGACGCCGCCATGCCGACTTACGTTATAGACGGAAAAAGCTATTCTTCGGCTACGCCGTTAACCGATGCAGAACTGGAAGAATTATCCGGTGCGGCGCAGCCGTCAGCGCCCGGCACCGGTGCGATAATCGCAGAGGCGCTGCGCAAGGGTATCACCAACATACCGGCCTATTTGCGTGGCGCCGGTGAAGCAGCGGCGCACATTGCGCAATACCAAGCCAAAGGGCAAATTCCACCGGATATATCGGGGGCGTTTTCAGCCGGCGTTGAACGCGTGCGTGAACCCGCAATGCGATTGCTCGGCGGCACTGGCGCGGAACCAACCACTACCGGTCAACGTATTATCGCGGGCGGCGCCGAGGCGGTGACCGACCCCATGTCGTATGTGTTCGGCCCATTGGCTGCAACGCGGCGTTTGGGGTTGTTCAGTCAGGCCATGATGCGTCCGACAGAACAGGCGGTTGTAGGCGCTGGAGGCCAGGCCGGTGCTATCGCCGGGCAATATGCGGGCGAGAAAGTTAACGCGCCCGTCGTTGGCTCCATAG